GGTGAACTCGTAGCCGGGGTCGCCCGACGAGCCGCCGTAGCGCGCATCCAGGGCGTTCATCGTCGGCTGGGGGAAGAGGTCGGTCGTGAGGTTGACCAGGGGGACGCCGTATCCCGCGGGGATGACGATATCAGCCATTGACGATGTATCCATCCTCATCGATGTACCAGTCGCCACCCTCGTCGCCGTACCCGTTCTCGCCTTCGCGTCCGTAGATGGGGAGCGGAACCGGGAAGCCCTCGGGGACGTAGGTCTTGTCGCGGCCGGGGTACGAGAGCACGAAGATGTCGGCGTTCTCGGCCTCGGCGGTGGCCTCTGCCATGAGGTCGGCAGCCTGCTTGCGCAGTGCCTCTGCGATTGCGGCGCCATCGACGTGCAGGTCATCGGTGCTGAACTTCTTGAGAAGCAGAGCCTGGCTGGAAGCCACGGTGTAAAGAGCGCGCGCGGCAGCCGCCTTCACATTCGAATAGACCGACAGGAAGGCGGTGATATCCTCGTCGCTGAACCAGGCGTATTCTCCATTCCCGCTGGCGATATTCAACGCATCAGTATCGCCGATGAGTGCGCGAAATAGCCCAACCTGAGTTGAGAAATTGGGGGGTGCAACACCCTGATTAGCCAAAGCGGTCTCCTAGAATGGAATTCTTTATCCCATTCTACCGCAAGCAAAAGCACGCCCCCACCGGGGATCGAACCCGAAGTCGGAAGGGAGGAGGTAACCCCGGCCGATCAACCCGATGGAGGCGTGCAAAATCATCTTATCACAGCACAAGGCCCCCGGATTTCTCCGAGGGCCTTGTACTTACCTGAGGTAGCGAACCCGGCTGCTTCCAGTGTATCAGGCAGCAGCGCCGACGCCCGTGGACCACACGACGAATCGGTCGTCCCACAGGATGCCGGTCAGGGGGTAGCGGAGGCGCATGTCGATGGCGTCGTTGTCGAACGAGCCCTCGAACGGTGCGACCGCGCCGCCACCAGCGTAGTTGCCGGTGAGGTTGTTCACGCGGAGTTCAGGCGTGGCGTAACCGCGCAGGCGACCCAGCTCCAGAACGGGGCGGTTGGCCGTGCCAGCGCCCGGACGGGGGAGCAGGTACCAGTTGGTACCCGTGACCCAGACCGACTCCACGATGGTGATGGAACCGATCGTGGCGTTGCCGGGGTCGGTCACGTCGAGGACGTAGCCACCCGACGAGCCGGGCAGCTTCTCCACGATGGTCTGGTTGAGCGCGAAGCGGACAGCCTCGGCGGTGCCGTAAGGCACGACCAGGTTGTAGCCACCCGTGATCTGGATGCGACGACCGTTGATGGTGCGCTCCGACAGCTCCTGCACCGCACGCAGCACAGCACGGCGCGTGAGCACCGAGTTGGCCGTGACTGCGGCGCCACCGTCGAAGATCGTACCACCGGCCAGCTGGCGTGAGGCCTGCGTGGCGAGGAGGGCCTGGTAGACCTCCCACTCCTCGGTGTCGAGTGCGACGCGCAGCATCTCGCCGGGAATCTGGGCGAAGAAGTCGATGCCGTCGTTGACACGCGCCTCCCAGGTCCAGCCGACCTTGAAACCGCGCTTCTGGAGACGACCGTAGCTAGCCTCGACCTGACCGAGCGTGGCGTAAGGGTACGTCTCGGCCTCGGCCACGACAGGCGCGACGCCTGCGGGGTTGGTCTTGCCGTTGCCAGCGGCCGTGCCATCACGCTTCAGGCCCTCGAAGCCGCCAAAGATGCCCTGGAGGACAGCGGGGCGGAAGTCGGGCAGTTCGCGCGTACCGGCGATCTGGGTCCAGGTGCGGGGGGCGGTGTCGAACTGGTCCACGACCTGGAGGTTGATCAGGTAGACCGCGTTGAGGGCAGCGTCCGAAGTCGCGATGGACTCGATCAGCTGGGCCTCAGCGATACGGTCACCCTGCATCGCAGCCTCGAAGAGGGTCTGGACTGCCTTCACCTTGGTCTTCGAGACGCCCGCAACGGGGTGCAGGCGGCCGTCAGCCGTGAAAGGATTCTTGAACTGGGTAGCCATGATTAGCTGATCCTCTCCGGGAAGCGGCCGATCCAGACGGAGCACTCGGTACCCGAGGCCTCACCGATGAAGCGGTCGATCTTGCCGAACGGCGTGTTGCCGGTACCGGTCAGCGTGAGCGAGGTCACGTTGCCACCCGAGATGACCGCGTAGACGATCGCGCCACCCGTAACGGCGTTCGTGGCGCCGGTCACGGGGAAGCGGAACGCACCGTCGATCGCGACGGTCGCCTTGGTGTTGGCAAGGCCGGGAGCACCAGCAGGTCCGGTGATCGTGTAGGGGCCAACGGTCACGTTCTTCGCGTAGTCGCCCGAGCCGGTGATGGTCACACCGGGCTGGGGGGCGTCCACGAGAATCGTGCCGTCAACCGTGGCGTGCGTCTGCACCACAGCGGTGCCGGGGGCCTTGTTCGTGCCGACCTCCCACACCTCCGTCTTGGTGTAGCGCTGGGTCATGTTGAGAGCCATTAGTCGAGCCTCACAGTCGCGAGCTTGTAGTCGTGGTCGTTGTCATCGGCACCGCCGAAGACACCCTCCTGGAGACGCGCGCCAGCCTCGGCCAGCACCTCGTCGCGGAGCGCCTTCTCAGCAGCCACCGCGTCGGCCACGGGCTTGCCCGTCTTGACCGACTCCAGAACGCGGGCAACTGCCTTCTCGCCGAGCTTGGCCTCGGCAACAGCCGTAGCAAGCTCACCCGCCGCGTCAACCGCCTCAACCCGTTCGGGCTGGGCGTCCTTCACGGACTCCACGAGAGCAGTCGCGGCATCAAGCTTCTCCTCGATGGCGGTGATCTTCTCAGTCACGCCATTGAAGAGACCCTCGATGAAGGCCTTGGTAGCCTCATCCATGCGATCTTCTCCTTCATTGCGTCCGGTGTCGGCGGGCGCCGAACCGTTATTTTCGAGCGCGCGATAGGCTTCCATCACTCGCTCAACGCCGCCGCCCCTACCGGGGGCGACGACGAAATCTACGGACGTGTACGGGTCATCCCCGTCGAACGACTCAACGATGTAATCGCCGTTCTCGTCTTCATGACCATTCCCCGAAGCGAAGATCGAAACTCCAACAATGTCGTGGAATTCCGTGAGCCACTTATCGACTTCATCCGAAACCAGAGCTTCGCCGTAAAGTCCGGCCACGCCATCCACAACCTTGTATTCGATCGTCGGGCCGAGCTTGGCCTTGATTTCGAACGGGCTGCGCTCCCAGGGCTTATTGGGGTCCTTGGGGTGGTTGCCGAACATCGGGCGATTGGCGAAGATGTGGTTCTGGGGGTCTTCCAGCATTTCGCGGAGATAGGTAGCGCTCGAACCCTTGCCCTCGGTAATGATGCGAATAGGCCAAACACCGGGGCGCGATGCCTCGGTGAGTTTGGTGGATTCGTAGAGTCGCTTAGCCATGCTGAATATAACTATAGCATGGAATTCGCATTACTGCTTATCGAGCTTGCCATTCAATTCGCGAATAGCCTGCATCAATTCGTCCAGGCGGTCCTCGCGCAGGAATTCTTCAAGCATTTCACGGTTCGTGCGAATGTCATCGGCCTTCTGGTCCCCGCTACCGGCCGGGTTCGACTTGGCGCCGCTGCCCTGCGTGGGTGCGAATGATCCGCCATTCGAGGGGTTGCCGCCCGCGGTGCCCGAGGTGTTCGGGTCGATGGTGCGCAATTCGATCGACTCGCGGTTGTTCGGGATGAGCCAGCCATCGGGAACCGGACCCACCTTCTCGGGGTCGCGGCCATCGAGAATGGCGTGCATCTTCTTGATGTCCTCACCCTTGTACAGGCCGGTGCCGAGACGCAGTTCAACGATCTGCTCAGCGCGGTACTTCTCGGTGGGATCGATGATCGGGTCGAACCAGACATCCACCTTGTCAGCGGGGGCGCCGAGCCACTTCAGAACCTCGATGTCGAGTTCCTTGTTGTACTCGCGGCGCATCTTGGTGGACAGCTGCTCGGGGCGGTCGAGTGCCTTGGCCGAGCCGTAGGAGCCGCCAGCGTTGCCCGAGTTCATCGACAGCGACGTGGCGCTCACGCCGATGCCAGCGGCGAAGGCTGCCAGCATGGGCAGGAGCTTCGCGAAGTCGTAGGCGGTGCCAGCCGTGGGAAGCACCTGGAGCGCGTTGTTCTGCCCCATGTGCGCGAGGCCACCGGCCTGCGGCATGCGCCCCAGCTGGAGCGCAGCCGTCGAGGCGCCCTGCTCGCTGTTGTGCTTGGCCGTGGCCCAGATGCTCGCCAGCGACGAGTTCATCTTCTTGCCATCGTAGAGCGCCTGGCGATAGTCCTCGGCCCACGAGATACCGCGCTGGACATCCGAGACACCGTAGGCCCAGCCCGCGATGGGGTTCGACTTCTTCCAGAAGATGCGCTTGTTGCGCGCGATCGGCTCAGCCTTGCCGTTGTAGGTGATCGTCTTCTGGTCGCCCAACTTGCCGTAGTGCTCGTTGGTGAAAATCCACTCGGACTTGGTGTCCTTCTGGGTCTGCCCATTCTTGCGGACGCGGCGAGTCCAAGTGCGACGGAATGCCCAGATTTCATCGAAGTTGTCCGGGTCGCGGTAATCGTCGGTCACCTGCGTGATCGACAGCGGAACGACGGTCTTCGGGTCCGAGTCGGTGGCGTCCACGCCGACCATCAGGCAGATGCCGTCGAAGTAGAAGGTGGCCTGACGCTGCTTGCGAGCCAACTGGCCGAAGAAGTTCTTCTGGTTGGTCGCGTTGTCGATGATGGCCTGGACGTTGGTACCGCGGCCCTGCCTGGCGCCTGGAATTCCGTCATAGTGAATTCCGTCACCCCAGACATAGGAGTTGATCAGCTCCAGGCCATTGGCGACGTGAGGGTTCAGAATCATCTCACGGTTGCGCTTCGCGGCTTCCTTGATCTGCGACAGCGTGGGGCCATCCTGCTCGTCGTAATTCCCGTAGATGGGAATCCAGCCGCGGTCCATCATCCCTTCGAGGCGGTCCAACGACTCCTCGTAATGAGCGGTTACGATGGCAACCTGCTCTTCAATTCGCTCGGCAACCTGCTTTTCGAGCGCTTCGGCGAATCCGGGGATGAGTTCAGTCATGGCTATTCAAGATTATCACGGATCAAATAGCCGGAAATAGAACCTAAACGGCTTCCTTCCAACCCCCGACCCTATTCGAGGGCTGGAGGTTGTACTCCGAGTCGTCCACCACCGTTCGCTGGCCCGGCTTCATGTTCGCAACGGGGTCGAGCATCGCCGTGATGTCGTACAGCGCGTACCACGCGGCGTCGGCGTAGTCGGGGGACTTGACGCCACGCTTCTTCATGTCGTCCTTGGCCTCGATCTTGATGCGACCCTGGCTGGTGTACTCGTAGACGATACCGCGCAGTTGCTCCATCAGGGTCTCGTCCTGGTGGTCGATATCCAGGTCACCCTTGGCCAGCAGGGACTTGAAGCGGAAGAACTGCTCGGCGCGGGCGTTCTCGTACTGGCGACGGTCAACGTCCTGCGTGGACTGGCCGTAGATTTCGAACCACAGGTAGCCGTGTCGGCCCTGCTGGTAGTCGTTCACCACAGCGAGGCCGTCTGAGACCGCAGAGCCCATACCGGCAGCGTCGTACTTCAGCACCCAAGCGCCCTCGGCCATGACGTGCGAGTGTGCGCGATCGGTGGTGCTGGGGTTCTCGGGCTTGCCTCCGAACAGCGGCGCCTTGCGCCAGGCGTCGAGCTTGCGAATGCGGTAGCCCTTGCGGCCGGTGCTGCGCAGCGGCTTGCCGGTCGTGGGGTCGGTCTCCCAGACCTCACCCTCACGCATGATGTAGATGACCGACTCGTCGCGCTCGCCGCGAGCGATGTCGAGCCCGAGTTCGGGTCGGCCGCTGGGGTCGGGCAGGACCACCGTCGAGCGTCCGCGCGCCAGGTCAACCTCGCTGAAGAGGTTGTTGCCCGCGTCGAATGCCCACTGACCCAGCACACGCGAGATGTACTGGGGGTCGTCCTCACTGCCGTACTCGGCGAGCTTCTGGTCCACGTACTCGTGACCGGCCATACCGCGGTCGGCCATCGCGTCCGGGTCGAAGCCCTCCTCGATCTTGATCGTGGGCGCGTCGAGAACCGAGATGTGCATGGTCTTCCAGAAGGGGTTCTTGTCCTTCCAGATTTTCGCCATGTGACTCGTGGGGTCGGTCGGGTTGGCGATGAGCAGCTGCCGGTTGTTACGACCCGATGCGATGTTACCGAGCGCGTCGATGAAGCCCGCAGGCACACCCACCGCCTCGTCGGCGATAGCGAGCAGGTACGGTGCGTGGCGACCCTGGAAGGCGACATCTGCCTTCTGGTCCGGTGGCTTGCGGCCCTGGCCGATCAGTCGGCCGTCAGGCAGCTTCCACGCGTTGTCACCCGTGATGTAGCCCGGCAGCATGTGGTCGATTTCGCCAGCCTCGTAGCGCTTCTTGATGTTGGCGAAGACCTCGCGAATGCGGTCCCAGAGCAGGTTCACCTGGTCGGCGCTCGGCGCGGTCGAGGCGATGAACACGTCATCGACCGGGTGTACGTCCACCCACCATGCGCAGAGCACGGCAACCCACCACGTCTTGCCGACACCGTGACCTGCCGCAACGGCGGTGCCTCGGTTGTCGCGCAGCGAGTAGGCGATTTCGCGCTGAGCCGCCCATGGCCTGACGCCCGCGATGTCGTGGGCCCACGCAACGGGGTCGAGATGCGGGTGTGGCGCTCCCACTTCTCGGATACGAGCGGGAGGACCCCTTCGAGTCCGTTCACGTCACTTCACCTCGGGCAGCGCGTCCGGAATGACCTCCAGCACGATTTCCTGGGCCTCATCCACCGCCAGGTCGGGGTACTTCTCCAGCATGCGGTCCATGAGCTTGTCGAAGATGTATACCAGCGCGTTGGTGAACTCGTCGGCTCGGCGCTGGTTGAACGCCATCAGCTTCTCGTTCGCGTCGCCCTTGATGTCCTCGACCATGGAGAGCAGTTCCTTCTGGACCTTCAGGAACATGGCGCCGTTGTCCTTGTCGATGAAGTCCAGCTTGTCCATCTGCTTCTTCAGCCGATTCGACAGCTCGTAGGTGTTGTCGAGGATCAGCATCTTCTTCTGGTGAACGTCCAGTACGTCCTTGGACTGGATCAGCTGGTTCAGCCGGTTGAGGCACTGGGCCGGGGTGAGCACGCCGTTGATCGGCGCCGCAGTCGAGATTTCCTCAGCGCTCTTGTTGGCGCTGAAGCCCTCCATGATGGCAGTATCGAACGGCGAGTGCCCGATGACGGCGGGGAGGTTTCGCTGCTTACCCATAGGCTACATCTTACTTGATCGAGCCCAGCGCCTCCGGGTCGAAGCCGTAGAAGTGGCGCTTGTCGGCGGCATAGTCGAACGGCACGACGGTGACCGGAACCTGCGAGTAGCCCATGTCGCGCACCTTCTCTTCGGCCGCGGGGAACTGGGTCACGTCGATCTTCTGGTAACGGAACCCGTTGGACTTGAGATAGCGCTCGACAGCGTTGCACTGCTGGCAGCCAGGCTTGGAGTAGACGACGATGGGGAGGCGAATATCGGTCATCGTTCCAGTCTAGCGCCCAAGCCTCAGGCCCCAGCCATAGCTGCGCATCTTCGGGGAGCAGGCCTCGCCCTGGTCCATCAGGAGGTTCGCCAGGTCTGACTTGCGGATGTGCGCGAGCCCGTTGATGCCCCACCCCTCGCCCCACGAGTTCTGGAGGATGAAGGCGTCCTCGTTGCCGAAGTAGCCCACGCGGTAGCCAACGACCAGCAGGCAGTGACCGCCAACCAGGTAGCCGGAAGGGATCAGGATGCCAGCGGGCGCTTCGTACATGCCCGAGTACCACGGGATGCCGATCACGACCGGCCCACGGCGACAGACGGCCTCGGTGACCTCATCGATGTTGAATGCCCAGCGGTATTCCTTCAGGAGACCGGCGCCGTTCATCACCTTCGCACCAGCGAGCACTGAGGTTCCCTCGTACTCCTCACCCTCCCACTCATCGACCTTCTGCGCGGTGCGGTAGACCCACCGAGCGAATGCGTCAGGCTCGCGGGGAACGTCCGCCTTGACACGCTGGAGGTTGACGCGGATCGGGCTGGCAAGCGCCTCGCCGGTCCAGCCGAAGCCGACGCAAGCGCCCTCCGACCCCTGATCCAGGATCACGCCGGGGCGCCAGAGGATGGTGCGTGGCGGGCGAGTTGGCGCGCTGACGCGGTAGCTGCGAGAACGGGGATCGAATCGGGGGGACCAGTCTAGTGTGCGCTCAGTCATGGTCCTTCTAGTCTACCGCGCGGGCGCCGCGTTGGCGGGGGCAGCTGCGATCGTCAGGCCAGCCGCCACGAGAAGGGCGAGGAAGATGCGGGTGATGAGCTTCATGGTTACCCAAGGATACCTCATGTTTCTGGTGCCCTTGGTACCTCGCCTGGGATTCGAACCCAGAGCATGCCGCGGTCTGAACACGACTGGTCTGCCAGTTGCCTAGCGAGGCGTAGCGCTCGTGGGAGTCGAACCCTCACTGAACACGTCCTCAACGTGATTCCTCTGCCCTTGGGATAGAGCGCCATATTGTGCGATCTGGATGTCTGGGGACTCTAGGGGTTCTACCAAAGAGCGCATCCGCACCCGCACCGTGCCGTAGCGATCCTGGGATTCGAACCCAGAGCATCCCGCGGTTTGAGTGCGGGTGGTCTACCTGTTGCCTAGACCGCCGTGGCCACCCAGAGAATTGCACTCTGCTCCTCCGGGTTTTCAATCCGGTGTTCCGCTGTCAGAACTTGGAGGCCTTGCGTGGCTTGCCCGAGAATCGAACTCGTCTACCCGAAGGGAGTGCTTTACAGGCACCCGCGCGTCCCAGCGCTCAAGCCGCAGCCCCACCGAGACTCGAACTCGGTACCCCGGAATGAAAGTCCGGCGTTTTACCCATAAACCATGGGGCCAAGTGGTGCAAGCCTACCACACGCTTCGGGCGGTTTGCAACCGTAGCCCACGAGGGAATCGAACCCTCGACTCCTGGCTGAGAACCAGAGGTTTTGCCACTAAACTAGTGGGC